AACAAACCAGAGATGACACCAAGACGGCAGGCGCTTATAATTGATAAACAAGGAACAAGAGCGTACGTTTAAACATGTTGAAATCTATACGATTCAGGCCCGGTGTAAACAGGGAACAAACGCAATATACCTCTGAATTGGTAGGTACGGTCAATCCTAATTTTCCTATTGTTGCTGGATGGTACGAGTCAGATAAAGTAAGATTTAGGCAGGGTTTTCCTGAAAAGATAGGCGGATGGGTTCCTATTGCTTTGGGAACTTACAAAGGTATATGTCGATCTTTATTCAGTTGGTCTACACTTGGCGGTCAAAACTTAATTGGTGTAGGTACTAACTTAAAGTTCTATGTTAATCAAGGTGGCCCTTATTACGATATCACACCTATTCGTGGGACTGCTACATTAACCAATCCTTTCCATACATACAACTTATCCACTACAGTCCAAGTTACAGCGGCATCAAGCGGAGTAGTTCTTGGGGATTTTGTCACCTTTAGTGGTGCTTCTCCGGTAGGTGGTTTGACTTTAAATGGCGAGTATCAGATTCAATCTATTGTAGACCCCAATACATTCACCATCACCGCAGCGACTGCGGCAACAAGTACAGTACCTGCTGGCGGTGGTACTGTAAGTGCTGCTTTTCAAATTAATGTAGGGCAAGCTATAGAGGTTCCTCTTGTTGGATGGGGTGCTGGCGCTTGGGGCTACGGTACTTGGGGCAACGGATCAGGTTCTGTGACGGCTTTACGTTTATGGAGCCAAGCCAACTTTGGCCAGAATTTAATCTTTGCTCCTCGTGGCGGATCAATGTTTTATTGGGATGTGGCTACTACAGTTTCTTCTCGGGCTGTATATGTAAGTTCTTTAGCGGGAGCTTCAGATGTACCGACTATTGTTAATTTTATCTTTGTCTCCGATGCTAGTCGCTTTGTGTTTGCATTTGGCACTAACTCACTTGGTACTTCTACACAAGATCCTATGTTGGTTCGTTGGTCAGATCAAGAATCTGTGACCATGTGGACGCCTCAAGCTACAAATCAAGCGGGTGACCTTAGATTATCAAGAGGATCTCAGATTGTCACTTGTGTGCAAAATAGGCAGGAGATTATAGTTTGGACAGACACTTCGGTTTACTCTTTCCAATATGTAGGAACACCAGCCGTTTGGGGCTCAAATATTGTGGGAGACAACATCTCCATCATGGGACAGAACGTAGCTGTTTTAGCATCTGGTACTTCTTATTGGATGGGTATTGATAAGTTCTATAAGTACAACGGTACGGTATCTACCTTGCGTTGCGATCTTCGTGAGTACATTTATGGCGATATTAACACCAGCCAAACCCAACAGTTCTTCGCAGGAACAGTAGAGGGATTCAATGAAGTATGGTGGTTCTATTGTTCTGCCAATAGTACTTCTATTGATCGTTATGTAATTTATAACTACGGTGATGATATTTGGTACTATGGAAGCATGAATAGAACGGCTTGGATTGATTCGACTTTACTGACCTATCCTGTTGCCGCCGTACCAAATGCAACCTACGGCAATACTCTTGTTTATCATGAATTTGGATTAAACGATAACACAACGGGTACAGATAATCCAATTGATTCTTATATTCAATCTTCGGAATTTGATCTTCAGTTTGGTAATAAGTTTGCATTTATTAGAAGGATTCTTCCTGATATAACATTTAGGAAATCTACGGCTACAAGTCCGCAAGTCACAATGACTTTGATTCCCATGCAAAACTCTGGATCAGGTTATAACTTGCCACAATCTACGGGTGGATCTAATGTAGCTACAGTTACCAGGACAGCTACTTCACCGATTGAACAATTCACTGGCCAGGTATTTATCCGTTTACGCGGTAGGCAATTGATCTTTCAAATAGAAGGTAATCAGTTGGGATTACAGTGGCAGTTGGGAACACCCAGGATTGAACTCAAACCAGATGGAATGAGAGGTAATACATGACGATTCCAGTTATTGGCGTATCACCCAATTTACCACTACCACCCAAAGAATACGATCAAGCATACCTCGATAATTTGACCAAGGTTTTGCGTTTGTATTTTGTAACCAATGACAATATTAATCAAACGGGAATGGCTCAAGTATCAAGTAGCCAAGCCCTCATTTGGCTGAATCTATAATGTCTGCATACCAAAATGTAACACCCAATCAATTGGCACAAGCTGCATTGACTACCAGCTATGCTACGCTATATACAGCACCAACAAATCTTACAACCCCTACAAGAACGTATGTAAAGCAGATAGATGTTTGCAATACGACTGGCGGGGCATTGACATTTAATTTGCATATTGTCCCAGCTACGTTTAGTGCAGGAACTACAAATGCTTTATTTTATGGACAAACAGTAGCGGCAAATAGTACTTTTTCCTATGCTGGCGTACAGGTTATGCCAACGTTGTCATTTATCTCAGCCAAAGCATCCAATACAGGATTGACTATAACTATCAGTGGCGGTGAGGCAGTATGACCGTTACTACAGATCAAATTAAAGCTTGGTTCCATGCTAACCCTAATGCTTCTGATTCTCAGATAACTCATGCCATGACAGCAAATGGGGTGACGGCACAGCAATATTCTGACGCTACCGGTATTCCGTTAGACAAGGTTTTGGCCACTGAATATGCGGGTACTACTTTACCTGTTTGGGCAAATAAAGATCAAGCTACTTATCAGGCTATGACTGGCTTAGATCCAGCTCTTATGTCTCAGGCTCCTAAATCTTTGCCGACCAAGACAATACAAGCACCTATTATGGGTGGCGATGCAGAAAATTCAACTTTTACAGGTAAATATCAAACTGTTACTCAAGTCGATACCAGTAAACTACCCGCTGGTGTCACCCCCATATACGACGGCAATGATAATTTAACTGGCTATTCAACAAAAATATCAACGCCTGCTGGCTGGGATTCTGCAGTTAAGCTACAGGCAAACTATGATACCAATGGCAATCTATCGGGATACTCTGGATCTAATCCCGTATTTCCTGCTGATACAACTGGCAAACTAACCAAGACTAAATATGATCCTACTTGGTCTGCTACGGGTCAAGCCATGCCACAACAAGACACAACTACAGGTGGGTGGGCTTTAACTGCGCCAATAATACAGGGGTTATCGATGAATCCCGTTACAGCCCCATTTATGGCTGCAGGGAAAGTACTTTATTCATTGGCCAATGGGCAAAAGATCAGTGCCAATACTGTACTTAATGCCGGCATAGCAATGGTAGGAGCTATGGGTGGGACTCCAGTTGATCAAATTCTTAATGCAGATGGAACGGTTACAACAACCTATTCAGACGGAAGTGAATGTACACAAATACCCAATCAAGGAGTAGCGGGCGCTACTCTAGCGCAAAACTTAGGTGATGTTAAGACTGGTGTAAACGTTGCCACGGCAATTCAAAACAAGAATGCAACCGCCTTGATTGGTGATTTGACTAAACTGGCGGGCGTTTCTTCTGATTATCAAGTAGCATTTAAAGCAGCATCTGCGGCAAAAGCATTGCAAAATGGACAACCATTATCAGCCATAAGCCCTTATATATCTAGTTTTATGGATAGCAGCGACCCCAATGCTGTCAACATGGCTAAAACTATGTTATCAACTATCCAGGCTGATATTAAACCAACCACATCAACACCTAGTACTTCTACTAATAGCACTTCAGCTGTCAACGTTGACAGCTCAACTACACCGACTACAACTTCGCCTACTACAACTTCGCCCACAACGACACCAATAACAACAGCAGCCAATACACCAGCAAAATCTGCGCCAGTTGATTCTTTGGCAACCCCATCAATACAAAATGCTTTGGCAAAAATAGCGGTAAATCAAAATCCAACTGGTAAAATAAAAGCATTCGATGTAAACCAAATTTTTGATACTATAAATTCGTCAAATCCAAGTGAAGATACTACAATCAATGCTAGAAGTGGCGGGTCTATTAATGACCTAGTTCAACTATTAAATTCAAGAGGTTAATATGGCTGCTAGTATTATAAATACTGAAGAAAATGGCGACGGTACATCTACTATAAACTATTCAGATGGTAGTTATCAGATTATTGATGATACCACTGGTGAAACCATAGAACAAAGCGGGCCAAGTTTTGACAATGTTACAAACACCTCAACAATAAATATACCTACTGATACTAAAAATTCATACGATGTAAATGGCATTACTTATAGCAAAAATGCCGATGGTACATATTCTAAAACAACGGAAACTGGTACTGTTCCTTCTACCGCTAAAGAGTTTGAAACAGCAGCAAGTGGCGGCGATCCAGAAGCCACTCCAACTCTTTCATCTTCCCAGGTAAGTACAACACCAACGACAGCACGAACAACTCAAACTGTTACTGGTACAGGTGGCACTACTTCAGCCTCGGACGTTCTTAAGGCTTTTACTTCGGGTAACCCTAATGCGGGAAAGATATTCTCAGCTTTTTTAGCTGGTAGCGCGGGAAGTCTTACTGGTTTGGCGGCGCTGTCAGCATTGACGGGTGGGAATAAGGTTAACAACAGCCTTTATAGTGGTTCTATACCGACGCTTACGGCCATTAGAAATCAAGTGGCTAATCTGACTCCTGGGCTTGGGCAACAGCAATTTACAGACGTTCAGTATGTAAATCCAACCAATGCGGACGCTATGGCCACAGCAGTAGCCAATGCGCAAAAACAAGCTACTGGTATAGCCACAGACGCTGTAGCCAATACAAATGCTCAAAATGCAGCCAATATCATTTCGCCGCCCACAGTTAATATGCCGTGGACTAATCTGGCTAAGCCTGGGATTACAGCCATACAACCTGTATTGGCAACAGCTACACCAGCGATTACAAACTTATTTAGCAATAAATATACAGCAGCAAATCCTACTGGTATAGCAAGTATTCCAAAAACTACCAAAACAAATCAAGGAACATCGCCGGCATCGACGACAAAAAATACGACATCAACATCAACGACAGGAACGCCAGCAACAACGACAGGAACGACAACGTCAACGATATCAGCTTCACAAGCTGCAGCTGATGCCGCCAAAATTGCTGCAGATAAAGCTGCTGCAGATGCCGCCGCCAAAGCAACAGCCGCCAAAGCTGCCGCAGATGCAGCCGCTGCATCCGCAAATACATTTATTAATAATCCTAGCAGCGCCGCAGCTGCTGTTACCGCAAACTCCAATTCAACAACAGCCGCACAAGCACAAGCCGATGCAGCCGCTGCCGCCAAAGATGCTGCCGCTGCTAAAGCTGCTGCAGATGCTGCCGCCGCTAAAGCTGCTGCAGATGCCAAAGCCGCTGCAGATGCAGCTGCAGCAACTACT